TCCTTTAGGTTTTTTTCCTGTGCCTTTTTTTGGATCTCTAGCCATAATTACCTACCTTGTCCTCTATACCTTTTGAATTGTTTTTTATGGTGTTTATTTCTAGGGACTGTATTAGAACTTCTACCGTTACCTTGTGATGTGTGTTTAGTTTTTCTACGATTAGGGTCAACCGTTGTAACTTCTCTTTTTTTCGCCATTAATTTTTTTGTTGAAAAAGTTCTTTCTGTTGTGCAAGTCTTCGTAAGGCAGTTTCGTTTTTCATCTCTTGTATATCTTCAGATGTGTTAATTCTTTCTCTATCTATCATATCTTGACGTAGAGCCTCATCTTTTCTTCTTTCTTGATCAGCCAAGAACTGTCTATTCTCTTGTGTTAATTCTTGACCTTTCAAAGCAAGTTCTTGTTTTCTAATAGTAACAAGTGGATCTTCATCAGAAGGAGAAGCAACTTTAGCTGTATATTCAGCTACAAGTTCAGCAAGTATTGGTGATGAGAACTGAGCCAAAATATCGCCAGCTTGCATTTGTATTTGCACAGCTTCTGCTTCAGTAGCATTTTCTAATTGTGCAGTCAATTGATCGTATTGTGCTTTAATCTCTGGTGGCATTTGTTGCTCTGCAATTATTTCAGCCTTGAACTGTAGATGCTGCATTATGTGTGCGTGTATGGTCGCTTGAACTTCCGCATTAGATTGAACAGGTTGTGTATTCAAAAGACTCATATGTATTGCAATATGTGCATCATGGTTTTGTTGTTTAAAAGCTTGTGCAGGTTGTGCCATTATTAACATGGTATTTTCCATACCTGCTTCCATAGGCATAGGGTCATTTGGAGGCGGAGGTACTAATAATTGATCTATATTATCCACTCCTATAGCAGCGTACATCCTTCTATAAGATTCGTATACACCTGTAGCTCCATGTATCTCTGGATTAGATGCGACCAATTGCATCATTTCTTGAGCCATAGATATTCTTTGTGATGTGCTAAAAATGTCAGGGTTTGATACAGGTATGATATCTATTCGTTGATCAAAATCAGTAGCTTTTATTTGTGTATTTGGACCTACTTGATATGGATATTCTGTAGGTAAAAAATCCTGAAATATTTTAGCCAACATTTTAAATTCTTTCTTTTGTGCAGAATGTAGTCTTTTATGTATAGCTGAAATAACTTTGGTAGATCTTTCTAGTAAAGCTAAAGTTGTGCCAACAGGAGCTTGTGGATTACCTTGTCCTACGTTTATTTCTGCAATAGATGCAAACTGTTTACCCGCATCAACAAGCGTTCCTAACAAAGCATACAAAGTTTGGCTTGGTTCTTTAAATGGCAACGGTTGTATTGCTTCTTTCAAAGTACCTCCGGGTGCATCTACATCTCTAAACTCTCCGGGCTGTATTGGTGTGTCTTCATCTCTAATCCTAATACCCCTAGTTTTGAAGCCACTTGGTAAATTAGATAATGTGCCTGCATCTATAAGTTGTCTAAGTATGGAGGTTGACGCTTTAGATAGCCCACCGATCATGTGCGTCAACCCAAAACCGTAAAAGCCTAGACCAGGTAAAAATTTAAAATGCACAAAGTAATCTATTTTTTGTTTCAAAGGATCTTGTTCATCAAAGTTTCTTCTGATTGACAAAATTTTATTTGAGTAAGTATCTATAGTTACTATGTAAGGCAACTTTAACCCTGTCGCTTCATCATCATCATTCTTATCTTCGTAGCCTTCTAGATCTAAATTACAATGCACTTCATATAAGACAGATATTTCACTATCTCCATAACTATCTTGTATACCTGTTAATTCTTCTATTTCTTCTTTTACTTCTGAACTTTCATCATCATCTGAACCTGTTAGATCAATGTCCATATAAAATCCTGACATTTGTAATTTTTTAACTTCGTTCTCAGGCATCTTAATTACATTAGTAATTCTTGGGCAAGTTTCCAAATCAGTAGTGTAATAAGGAACAATTAAATCTTCAGGAGCTATAAATTTAGATACAGCCCTACCTAAAGTTTCATCGTAATAGACTTTTTTAAAAGCTGATCCAGCCAAAGGTAGATAAAATAGTAGCTGATCTAATTCTTCATCAAACTCTTCCATAACATGTATGACTTGATAATTCATAAAGTCTTGAACTCTTTGTGCTTGCTCTTCAACAGCAGAGTCATACATACCAATAACTTGAGTTTTTACAGGTCCACCAGCAGGCAATAATTCTTTGTAAGCTTGAGCCTGAAAATTAGTAACAGCTTCTCCTAATAGCGGATGAATTACACCTGATGCTCCTTGAAACGGTTCTGATCTTTCGTCATCAAACTTCATACCTAGGTATTTGAGACCATCTACATATGTGCTTTCCCAATCTTGTCTAGATGATTTATCTTTGTTGATACCATCAATAAGATCATTTGCAATTCTATTTAGGATATCTTCATCAAGACTTTCTGCTAAGTTAGAATCGAATGATGTATCAGGCACAAAAGTATCTTCTGGCGATAAGACTGCACTACCGTCTTCTTGCATTTCAAAGTCGCCTTTGACCTCTGCTATCGCTTCTTGAACTGTTACAAAATCCTGTTCATCCTCATTCAAAGTTGGGTTTACAGGAGTGGGTATGTTTGTATTTTCTATAGCCATTATTTACCGCTTGGTGTTTTAAACTTTCTTTCAAACTCTTTTAAATCAGCTTTTGATCTATTTAAATTGTTAAGTAATTCTCTTTCCTGTTTTGGTAAATCTTTGAAAGGCACATCTTTTTTCTTTCTCATCTCAGCGTAAACATTCTTTTCAGCTTTAGCTAAATCTTTTTTAGCTTGCATGATTTGTTGTTCTGTTTTTTTAGCTTGCGCAGGATTTGCTCTAGACTTAGCTATATTCTGCCTAACAAGCTTTGCTATCATTTGTATTATTCTTAAAGCTGGTTGTATCATTAGTGAACTACCCTATCCTCTGTTTCAAAAAAACTGCCAAAACCAAAAAAGTCTACTAACTCTCCAATCAGCTCTACATTACAATGTTTCGCCGTAAGATTAGCCTCTTCTAAGGATTCAGCTATTATGTAAGGTCCATTGTATACTTTTCCTTCTCTTTCGTATTGTGTTATGTAAATTATCATCAGTAGTAAACTCTTCTTATCGGAGCTCTTTCTTCGTCTGAATAATCATCGTGCAGAGATACTAAACCTCCTTCACGAAATCTCATAAGAGCTTGAGTCATGGTATCACACAAATCATCATTTGCCCCAAAAGGAAAAGATGCACACTCTTCTATCATGTCTTCTGCAAACTCTCTCTGCGGAGCATACACTAAACCTGATTCAAATATAGGAGCTACAGAGTGCATTCTTGTAGTTTTATCATGCCCTCTTGTTGGAGAATAATTAACAACAGGTATACCTAATCTACGCAGCTCATGCGTTAGTGGTGTACCTGAAGCTTTTGCTTCAATCAATACCATATCGGGATCCCAATACTGATACTCTTCATAAGCCATACGTTTCAGTTCAGGAAAATCCCACCTACCTCTTTGTGCGTCTAACAGTATTAATGATTCAGGAGAATCAACAGTTGGTTTGAAAACACCCCAAGTTGATATAGCTGAATAGTCGGCAGTTGTCTTTTTTGAATAGGCAGTATCGTAAGATTGTATTATGTAACTTACTGCTGGCAGATCGTCATGCTCCCACTTATTCCACCAATCTCTTTTGATTATAGATCCTTCTTCTGCTGTCGGAGTTTGCATCCATTGTGCATTCCACTTCATTCCAGGTAGGGATGCTTTTATTTTTTCAAGTTCATCTAACTGCCAAAAGCTAGGCCAGAGAGGTTTGCCTGACGGCATGATCGCAGGAAACTCTATCACTTCCCATTGATCTGCTCTTGGTTCTTTTTGTGCATCTATTAAGCGTTGCGTTAAATCAATAGAGCTCCACCTAGTCATGACTAAAACAATAGCTCCTTTTGGTTGTAATCTTTGTCTTGGGCCAGAGGTATACCAATCCCAACAAGCATCCATTTGTGTCGGCGATAACGCATCTTGCTCTGAGTGCGGGTCATCAATAATTAATAAATCCGCACCACGACCTGTTATAGCTCCGCCAACACCTGATGCAAAATACTCGCCAGCTTTATT